TCTATATCCAATCCAAAGCGGAACAGGCAGGATTGTCTGTCAATGAATTTTGCCATCAGGCGGCAATGGATTGTCAGATCTGTCAACGTATCAGTCCTGAAATGGTATCGGCAATCCGTGATCTTTCCGGCATCGCTAATAATGTCAATCAGATTGCCCATCAGATGCACACTTATGGTTTAGAAGCAGTCAAACAACAATGCTTTTCAGTCATATCAGAAGTCAGTAGAATTATCACTCAAGTAAAGAACAATAGCCATGATAGCGAAGATTAAAACAAGAGCAGATTTCGGAGGAATAGTAAATTACGCCAATGACCAAAAGAACAAGAAGAAATGTGCCATACTTTTAGCACACGAAGGTGTCTGTGCCATCAGTAATAAAACCATAGCCGATTCTTTTCAGATACAAGCGTCCATGCGTCCGAAAGTAAAAAATCCGGTGAAACACGTATCACTTGCTTTTTCTTCGCAGGACATTAACCGTTTTCCCGATAATGAAGAAGGAGATAAACTTATGGTGGAGATTGCCAAGAAATGGATGGAACAAATGGGGATTCGCAATACTCAATATATCATAGCCCGGCATCACGACACGAAACATCCTCATTGTCATTTGGTGTTCAATCGGATAGACAATGATGGCAATCTTATCTCTGACAGCAACGAAAGAATACGTAATACTAAAGTATGTCGGACTTTGACTAAACAATATGGACTGTACTTTGCTCCTAAAAATAGCAAAGCCAGAAACAAGAGTCGTTTGCGCCCTTATCAATTACGGAAGTATAATCTACGGTCTGCAACTCTTGATGCATTGGCTGTATCTCGCTCATGGCGTGACTTCTTTCGTATTCTCAAAAGTCAAGGGATAGATTTGCGTTTTAATCATGCTGAAAATTCGGATAAAATTCGTGGCATATCATTCTGTCAAAATGAGTATAGTATAGCTGGTTCTAAACTTGATCGTGATTTGAGTTTTAATCGCCTTTGCGTTACGTTGGGCAATGTGGCAGCGGAACTGGTTGTTCAACCTCATCAAGCCATAACTTCCGGTGGAGGTGGAGGAACAAATAATGAACAAGGATGGCGAGACGACAAAGACAAGGACAACCAAAGAAACGAACCTTTTTATAAACCTTCAAAACGTAGAAGATAATGAAAGAAGATGTGGTAGCAGCAAATCTTGCAAATTTGCGCCAAAGTATCAACGAGCTTAAAGAGTGTATTGAAAAACAGAATACTACAGTTCCTAAACCAGAGCAATCAGTAAAAGTGGACTTCGATGAAAAGACCATTTATAATGGAGTCGCCAAAAGTTTCTGTACTTGCTGGAACGATGCGTTATCAGTGGTGAAGAAGCATATCTGGAAGCAACAATCGGACACATTGCCGTTCTCGCTATGGTTTCCGAAGTTTATTGAATTATTCAAGCAGAAGTCCAGATTTCTTGAATATCTTTATCGGCACGTTTGCGATTATAATCTCAATCGCATGAATATCGAAGCAAATACCGAAAGCATATTAAAACGGCAGGATGAGATATTTGTCAAAATCAATGAGTTGAAAAGTCCTGTAACCATTATTCCACCTAATATCAATGGGATGTTTATACGTGGCTATCATATCAAACTTCGATATGTTGTAGCCTTTATTGTCATTATTGTTACGTGGGCTGTTGTAGCATCGGTTAGTAGCATGAAGTATAAGGAAGAATCCTTTGCACATTATTCGATGTATAGGGCGGTGAAAGAGCTGTACTTAATAAAAAAGTAGATAGCAATAAAAAAGGGAAATTAGTATATGTTTCTACGTATATACTGTTTACTCCAATTTATCCTTTTACATTTCAATTAATTATGAAGGGATTTTTTATATTGGTGTATGTTAATATAAATTTTAGCGTTATGATTTACGGATACATTAGAGTAAGCAGTGATAAACAAACTGTAGAAAACCAACGTTTTGAGATAAGTAACTTCTGTAAAATTAATGAGTTAATAATTGACGATTGGATAGAAGAAACTATCAGTGGAACGAAAATTTACACAAAACGACAGCTTGGACGTTTACTACGTAAAGTACGCAAAGATGATATTATCATCTGCAGTGAGCTTTCACGTCTTGGACGCAATCTTTTTATGATTATGGAAATCTTGAATATCTGTATGACAAAGGAATGTAAGGTATGGACAATTAAAGATAATTATCGACTTGGGGAAGATATACAAAGTAAAGTCCTTGCCTTTGCTTTTGGACTGTCAGCTGAGATAGAACGCAATCTTATCAGTCAACGTACAAAAGAGGCATTAGCGAGAAAAAAATCAGAAGGGGTAATGCTTGGACATTGTCGTGGCTTTCGCTGTAGACTTAATCCCAAATGTGCCAACAAACATGATTATATTGTAAAAGAGTTGGCTAAAGGAACAGAAAAAACTGTTATATCTAAAAGGTTGAAAGTTTCAAAAACAACATTATATCGTTATCTCGTTTATACGGGGCTTCATTTGCCTATAAATTGTCAACAAGAAGGGTGGGAAGAGTATGGTATCTATCATTGATTTTCTGTGCTACAGGAAATTAGATTAAAAATTCAGTAATGGAGAAATACTACGAAATAAAAGGGAAGCATCCGGGTTATCTGTTAATTTTCAAGAACGGAGACTTTTGTGAACTGTATGCGGCTGATGCCGCCATCGCTTCCGTAGTTTTGAATATTGCCGTCAGCGAACAGACCTGTGGACAGGGACAAACAATCCGGACAGTGCGTTTCCCTTTCTACAAACTTGATACCTACTTACCAAAACTGATACTTTTTGGCAGTCGGGTAGCTCTCTGCGAGTAGATTAACCAACGATAATTTTGAAAAATAATTAATAACTAAAAAGAAATGAGACGAGTGAAGGTTAAATGCATAGACACCCCTTGCGCATATGACATAACAATAGGGCGTGAATACTGGGGAGATGAGTCAGTTGACGGATATTGAATTAGAAACGATAAAGAAGTTCTAACATGGTATCCAATGCGATTATTTACATTAATAATGAGAGTAGACTAATTGATATAATCTGTACGGTACAGAACTAAAGAAAGGAGAATAGACTATGGGATTTACAACACCGTGCTTTATACGCAAAAATACACCGGAACTTCGGAAGAAGTTGGAGGAGTTGGGGTATGTTAAAAATTCCCCAATATGGACGGATAATTGCAGTATAATATGGGCTTATCAATATCCAGTGAAAGGATTTGATACTCCTAATTATGTGATTGCAAATTCTTTTGATATTCCTTTTGATAAACACAGCCTCTTATGTGGGGAATTTATTGATTGCGGAACCAACGAAGAGCTTTTCTTGGCTATTACTGCATTAAGGGATGATACAGATGAAAATCAGTGGTTTATTTGCGATGTAAATCATTGGGATAGATCGGACAATGGAGAAGCAACAGTTTATGCTGAAATAGGAGAATGGATTTTTTGTAAATCCAATGACGATGATTGTGCACGAGATAATCATTATCACAAGGCTACCGTAGAAGAGCTAATCGAACACTTTAAAGAAAAGGAGGAATAACCATGCCAACAATACTAAAAGAAACTTATCCAACAGCCAAGAAAGAGCATATATGTGAGTTTTGTGGCTATAAGATACAGCCGGGACAAAAATATGTTCGCCAGACAAATGTATATGACGGAGTCGTGTATGACTTTATCACACATCAAGAATGTAAGGAAGTTGCCCATGAATTGAGAATGTACGATGATTGTGATGACAATGGATTATGCGGAGAACAGTTTAGGGAAGAATTGGACTTATACGTATACGCCAATCATTACGATGATGAAGCGGATGATATTTGTTCTGATTGGCAGTTATCTCACTATAAGATAGCGAAAAAGGTATTGAAAGAACTTAAAAATGAATAGTCATGACCGAAGAACTTATAACATTAGAGACAGCGAAGCTGCTGAAAGAGAAAGGGTTTAATGAGTATTGTAAAGATATTATCAGGGAAGATAATGGTCGGATGATGCAATCTGTGTTCCGAACCAATAAGGACTTGCCTAAAGGTGCATATTCTCGTCCAACTCAGTCGATTGCTGCTAAGTGGCTACGTGAAACCAAGAACCTACATATTTCCATCATTAGAAACGCTTGCGGTTATGGCTATGATATATGCAAGGCTGATAATGGCACTCATATAACCGATGGAATATTTAAAGGTCCTAACGATGGTGGTCAGTGGGACACCTATGAAGAAACATTGGAAGTTGGAATACAAGAAGCATTAAAACTTATATAATCATGAAGAAAATAATGTTCTCGGATAAATTTGGCTTAACCCAAGCCGTATTGGAATGTCGGAAGACTATGACGAGAAGAATAATCAAATGCCCTAGAACTTTTAAAGGAGAATGGGTCGCAGGATTCAATATACACAGAAGTCCTTCTGATAAAGAGATAGTTGGCTTTCCTTGTATGTACGATGCAGATGAAAGGGAGTTTGATATGGGCGAGATATTGCCGAAATATGAACTTGGAGAAGTTGTTGCCATTGCGCAAAGTTATATGGATGTTGACCGATTTCATAGAAAAGGGAAAAATGCAGCTTACTTAGAACACTTGGATTCTATATTGCCTGAACTGAAATTACATCCCGGTTGGACTAATAAAATGTTTGTGAAAGCCGACCTAATGCCCCGCCATATTGAATTTACAGATCGTAAGGTTGAACGCTTACAGGACATTAGCGATGAAGATTGCTTGAAAGAAGGGATATATGAAGATTCGGGTGATGATGAGTTTCCGCCATCTATATTTTATGAGTTTGAGGGAAACAAAGACGATGGATTTGATACTCCACGTGAAGCCTTTGCCGCCCTCATAGATAAAGTTTCTGGCAAAGGTACATGGGAAAGCAATCCGTTTGTATTTGCTTACGAATTTAAATTAGTTGATTAAAGGAGAAATAGCCATACCAACAAGTGAAGTTATGAACCGAGAAGAATACAGGCAACTATGCAGGCATTACAGCCCATACAGCGGTCAATGCTATAAAAAATCAATTATTACGGGAGTTGCCAACAATGTGCATATAAATATGTCATGTGATGGTAAATGTGCCCGTATGAGTAATTATGACAAGAAAAATACAGTAGTAATTGAACGCTACGAGGATGCTGACAAGATAAGCAAGTGTATTGAGATTGAATACAGTAATCTTAAAAGAAAAATGGAAAAGTAATAAAAGATATGGAACTAAAAGAATTAACATCAAGAATATGTGATCTTTTCGGGTGTGTCAGTGTTGATACACTTCCAGATAAGATTATGTTTGCCTTGTTCTCTCAAAATTCAACCTTATATTTTGAGAAATACAAGGAATTATGCCCTGATTTGACGGTAGACTGGTTACAAAGAGTATATCAATTCTACCATGCAGACAGGAAAGAGAAGAAACAGGATTATACGCCAGTATCCCTTGCTAAACTTGTCTCTTTTCTCAGTTATATGCCAAGTGAAAAACTGGTCTACGATTGTTGTTGCGGCTCCGGTGCACTAACTATCCAAAAGTGGTGCACCAATCCTGATTTGAAATTTGTTTGTGAAGAGCTTGACGAACGAGTGATACCTATTCTCTTATTCAATCTCTGTATTCGCAATATTGAAGCAACAGTGATTAATAAGGATATCTTATCCGGTAATATTATTCATTCATATAATACCATTAAAGGTACTGTATATGCCTCCGTGCAGCGTCCGATGTTTCCTGAAACAGAACTGATGAAAGCCGATGTAGGGGTATCTAATCCTCCTTTCAATATAAGAGTATCGGTTTCAGAAACAATCCTAAAGGATTTGCCGCAAAAGTACACTTGTAATTTTGCCTTTGTCGCCCACTGTCTGCAAAGGAGTGACAGATGCGCCTTAATTCTCCCTAGGGGTGTGCTAACGAGTAAAGAAGAAAAGGAATGCAGAAAGTTTCTAATAGAGAAAGGGTGGCTCCAAGCTGCCATATCTTTGCCTGAAAAGATGTTTGAGTCTACCTCTGTTGCTACTTGTATCCTTGTTCTCGATAAAAGGAAAAAAAGTAAAGATGTGATGCTGATTAATGCGGAGGAAATGAAATCAGTCGAGGTGAGAGAACAACGTGGAGAAGGTGATGCTTCACATTATAACCGTATTTACAAAAAAGAATTCAACACTTTTTCAGATGAACAAATAGCCGCTATATGCGAGCTTACAATAAAAGAACAGGACTCATTTTCTAAAAGAATTTCGCAGGAAGAATTAGAACAACATGGATATAATCTGATTATTGGTCCATATCTTCCTATAGAATTTGAAGGAACTGTTCACCGTGACTTTAACGCTATCATTTCAGATATTAACCGTATTATCCGTGAACGTAATGTCATAAAGGTTACAGTCAATAAAGTATGGGCTGAAAAACTAGGACTTACGGAAGTTATAAGAGACTGTGAAGCATCTAATGAAATTGTTAAGGCAATGAATGAAAGTTTTACATCATTCAAGAATTACGAAGTAAAAGAGAAGATTATTGAGAGCAAGTATATTCAATCATCTAATAGTAAAGTGTTTGTGATTGAAAATACTGATAAAGAGATATTATCAAGTATCATGCCTTTCTTTATGAATATGTACAAACAGCATCTTTACTATCTCAATAATGAAGAAAACAGACTTCTTGCGGAACTTAGGGATTCAATGCTTCCTCTGTTAATGAATGGAGATTTAATGTTAAAAGACAGTGACGAATGATTATGAACCAAGAAATAGACAACAACCTACTGGCTGACTGCTTTGAATCAGCCATGAGAGAGAAATTCCTAGAAAAAGACTGGGAGATTGAATTATGGGCTTATTCCATGTATAATGCGAATATATGGGGGAGGAGTGTAAAGTAATAAACAAGAATTATTAACTTTGTGCTACATGTCAAGTGGCATGTAGCTAATCTGACGAAAAGACATGAAGTTATCAGTAAAACAGGAAAAATTTTGTAATTACTATATTGAGTGTGGAAATGCGTCTGAGGCTTATAGGAGTGCATATCCCAACAGTAAAAAATGGGCTGATAAAACTGTATGGGAAAGAGCATCAGTACTGCTAAAAAATAACAAGGTTTTGACAAGGGTAAAAGAACTTCAGGAAGAACTCAAAAAGAAGTCGGACATTACAAAAGAAGAAGTTTTAAATATGCTTAGAAGCTTTATGTATGCTGATATACGTAATTTCCTTACCATAAAGGACGGCAATGTTACTTTCAAAGATAGTGAAGACTGGACTGACGAAATGGCAATGCAAGTCGAAAGCGTGAAACAGGGGAAAGAGGGGATTGAAATAAAACTGAATGGGCGTACATGGACTATCCAACGACTTTGCAAAATGCTTGGTTTTGATTCTCCGCAAGATATGAATATAAACATTGCATCTCCTATGACCAAAGAGGAAGCCAAACGAATAATAGAAGACTTATGATGGGGGAAGGATATGATTATATACGGGCGTTTTGCCTATCAGGGACGTTAAACTATACGAGATATTTCTTTAAAGCAAGATTCGGTCGCAAATTTGTAGTAAATGACCATCATGTAAAGATATGCCAGGCTCTTGATGATGTGATTGATGGGAAAATAAAAAAGCTGATAATAAATATAGCTCCCAGATATTCAAAAACGGAATTAGTGGTTAAAAACTTTATTTCATATGGTCTTGCAGTCAATCCTTCTGCCAAATTCCTTCATTTATCTTATTCAGATGATCTGGCCAATGATAATTCAGAAGAGGTAAGAGATATAGTTAAGTCGGAAGAATATAAGCGTGTATTCCCTTATGTAGACATAAAGAAAACAAGCGATGCAAAAAAGAAGTGGTATACAACAGAAGGCGGGGGAATGTACGCAACAGCTTCTGGGGGACAAGTCACAGGTTTTGGTGCTGGTGCAGTTGATGATGAAAACGATCTATCCAAAGAATTAGAAGAGTTCAAACCGTCATCTAAATTTGCAGGTGCATTGATTATTGACGACCCGGTTAAACCTGAAGATGCAATATCGGACACTCCAAGAGAAAAGGTAAACCAACGGTTTGAAACAACTATAAGAAACCGTGTAAACTCACGGAATACCCCTATTATAATCATTATGCAAAGACTTCATGAGCATGATCTTTGCGGGTATTTGATGGAAACAGAGCCGGGAGAATGGACTGTCTTATCTCTTCCGGCAATAATATATGAAAATGGCAAGGAGAAAGCTTTATGGGAGTTTAAACATACCATCGAAGAGTTGCATAGGATGCAGAGGGTGAATAGCTATGTTTTTGAAACCCAATATATGCAGAATCCAACTCCTATGGAAGGCTTAATGTATGGAAAGTTTAAGACTTATGAGGCTATTCCGATAACCAATAGAGCAATAAGGAAAAACTATACAGATACAGCCGATACCGGAAGCGATTATTTATGTTCTATTGATTATATCGATACAGAGATAGGGAATTTCATTCTTGATGTCCTTTTTACACAAAAGGAGATGGAATTTACCGAACCGGAAACTGCTAAAATGCTCACTAAAGACCAAATATCCAAGGCAAATATAGAAAGCAATAATGGAGGAAGGGGATTTGCCCGGAATGTAGAGAAACAAATGCGGATGATTGGCAACTCCAAGACTCAAGTAAGCTGGTTTCATCAGTCAAAAAACAAAGAGGTTCGGATCTTTACCAGATCTTCCGAGGTGATGAACCTTACTTATTTCCCTGCTGATTGGGAAAGGAGGTGGCCGGAATTTGCGTCTCAACTGAAAACATACAGGAAAAGGGGGAAAAACGCTCACGATGACGCATGCGACGCTCTTACGGGAACTGTGGAGATGAGAGGTGAGGTAGATGTTCTATACTACAAGAAAGAGGAAATAGGGGTAAATAATCAAATTTTTGTTGAAATACACCCCAATATAAACGGATTGTTTATAATGGTTTCTTATTGCGTTGCTGGCGGAAAGATGTTCATGATTGACTGCTTGTTCTCCGATTCGCTAATATCTGTTGACCAACTTATTAATAAAACAGACGGGAATGTACAAATGGAGATTCCCGTAGAGATGAAACATTACGCAGACGATTATAGGAAGCTTATAGATCATGATTTGTGGGTAAGAGAAGAATCAACAGATAAGAAAACTATGATTGAATCGTATAAATCGATTATTAAAACAATCTACTTCCCGGAATCCGATGATTCATTTTCTGCATTAATCGCTAACATGTCTGATTATGATGGTATTAACAGCTTTGAAGGCATGTATGTATTATCTTGCGTGTGCGCTCGTGCAAAATCTTCAAAAGTGATATAATTACGAATAATAATTATCTATTTTTATTTGGACTAAATAGAAATTATTTCTATATTTGCGGTGAGGATAACAATCCCTTCGTGTGAAGATGCACGGAACCTATAATTTTTATACTATCGGATTTTTCGTTAGTATTTTTGTCCGTAAAGACCTCTTCATTTCGTAGGGAATGGTTATCTCAAATCAGATAATCATTCTTTTTATGTCTAAATTAGGAAATTGGTTTCAAAAAAAAATTAATATATCTGTTCCCTCAATGAGAGAGACAGTAAAAGCTATTGAAAAGGATTCTAATGGGAATTTCTTGTATCTTACCAATTTCTTCTCGCCATCTGGTAACATCAAAAATGATTATAATCTAACCCTGGATAAGGATAAAGCAGATTCTCTTCTTGTATGCACCCCATTCTCTACTGTTATAAATAAAATAGGTTCTCTTTTTGCGAATGGGAGAATATATGTCACAGACAAGGATGGGAATGAGAAAGAGGAATATAATGATATTAGAGAATTGCTGTCGCGTCCTAACCCACTTCAAACAAGAGCTGGATTCTTTAAAGAGATTGAGATGTCTCTTAAGCTTTTCGGATATTGTCCCATTTTCACTGTAAGAGCAGCAAAAAAATCATCTCCACTCGCAATGTATGTCATACCTGCACAGATATTTCACATGGTTTCTTCCGGGAAACTATTTCGCCAGTATGATATAGAAGATATTGTTTCTAGAGTTTATCTTGAATGGAATGGTTTGCAAGAAGAATTATCCGATGAAGATTATTTTGTAATTTACGATAGTTCTGCAAATGTTAATGGCTCTAATCAGGATATAAAATTCTCTTCGGTTACAGACTCCCTTTCTATGCCAATTAATAACTGGATTGCAGCAATGGCAGCCAGTTATCAGTTAATTGTAAATGGTGGTCCCAAAGGTATTATTTATTCTGATTATACCGATAAGATGGGTAATCAGGCTATGACACCAGAGGAAAAAGAAATATTGGAATCTAAACTAAAAGAAAAATATGGTATTCTCAATAAATTTCCTATCCTGACGTCAAAGATAAAACTTGGATGGATTCCCTTAAATTATGATGCGTCCCAGCTTAAACTTCACGAAGAGGATAAGCGGTGTAGCAGAAAGATATGCAATGCGATAGGTATTGATTATAGTTTATTTGATGAATCTAAATATGACAACAAAAGCATAGCGGAAAAGTCCGCTTACCAAGGTCTTATTATTCCTGATTCAGAAAAAGTGTCAGAAGCTTTGACAGACGCAATTTGTCCCAAAGGTGTTTTTATAAAGTTGGATTATACTCATATTGATTGCCTTCAGAAAGACAAGTCCGCATCTTCTTCCGCTTTTCAAAAAATGGCTTCTTCTTTAATTCAATTAGTTGAAAAAGGTCAGATAACTCTTGATGAATCCAGGAATGAGCTGGCAAAGTTTATAGATATCGATCCTGATAATCCAAAAGGTGAATTAAAAACTAATAACTCTATTGAAAATGGACAAAACTAATAAATATAGCGGAAGAATGGGGATGCAGTATAAGACATTCTCTATTTATGCAAAAGAAGTAAACTACGACAATGAAAGCCGTACCATTAGCGGATATGCCGCCATTTTTGGGAACAAGGACAAAGCGGGTGATATTCTGATAAAAGGATGTTTTTCCAAGAGCATCCAGGACAGAGGGCCGGAAAGCCCGGCTAACGATAAGATAATTATGCTTTGGATGCATAATATGAATGAGCCTATAGGCCGGATTGCAGTATTAAATGAAGATGAAAAAGGACTCTATTTCGAAGCAAAAATAGATGAAGTCCCGAGGGGAGAACAGGCAATAAAACAGCTCGAATCCGGAACTTTAAACCAATTCTCAATCGGATATCAGTATGTGTGGGAGAATTGCGAATACGATGCGGAAAAAGACGCTTTCATAGTGAAAGAGGTAAAGCTTTATGAAATATCGGTAGTCTCTATCGGTTGCAATGGGGAAACAGAATATTTGGGGCTAAAATCCATAGAGGATGTCGAAAAAGCTTATGAAGAACTAAATACCGAAATATCAGAAGTGTGTTCAGGAATGCCTGCATCCAAACAGCAAAAGATACAAAGAATTATATCAAAAGCAATGTCACTTGCGTCATTCAGGCCGGAGATTCGGAAAGAACCTACACCTGAAGGAGGGGAAGCCGACAAGCACGGCAATAAAGTAAAATCAATGTTCAAAAATTTAAAATTAAAGTAGTATGGGAAAAGAAGTGAAAAAGGTTGAGTTTAAGGATTTCCTTGATACCAAAGGATTGTCCGAAGACGAATCTAAAGTTTTTGAAGTGTTTTCCAAGGGGCTGGATGGCTACATGGAGGCTCTTTTCGCCAAGTTCATGAATGATGAGATTGATTCAAAGTCAATGAAGGAATCAATTGATAATGCAACAAAATCTATCGAAGAACTGAAAAAAGAAATCAAAGGATTTGCAGATAGTGAATCTATCAACGAACGTTTAAAATCATTTGAAGAAACAATCGTTCGGATCAAGGCTGCGACCGAGAAAACAAAAGGAGGAGATATCAGACTTAAGTCTCTTGGAGAACAAATTGCTGATGCCTGCAAAGGCTTTGTAACCGAGATCAACGGAGTCAAAACTATTGATGTTGAAGCTCTAAAGAAAAAGGGCGGAGTTAAATTTGATGTCGTAGTGAAATCATCTGCTCCTGTAATGACTACAGGAGGAAGTCCTGTTGCCGGTGGAATTACAATTGACGATCAAATCAGTGTAGCCCCTCGTAAACGTGCTTCTATCCGTGACGTGGCTAATGTAGCAAGTATTTCTACTCCGTCTGTAGTATATGCTGAATTGAAAGATGTTACCGGTGATGCCGCATGGGTTCCCGAAGGAGGTTTAAAACCTTCAATGACAGCATCTGTGGAGACTGTTACCGTTTCTGCCGGAAAGGTAGCTTTGACAGCCAAGGTTACAACCGAAGTCTTACAAGATATTCCGCAATTGGAAAGAGAAATTGAAGCCGAGATTATCAATAAGATTGGCTTGAAAGAAGAAGATGGAATATTCAATGGAACAGGTTCTGGTGGCCAGATAAAAGGAGTTGGTGATTTAATTCCGGCATTCTCTCTAACGGGAATCGAAGTGTCCAAGTCCCCTAATATGTATGATGCGATTGTGGCCGCTTATACTCAAATTGTAAGTGTAAGCAATATGGCTTATTCTCCGAATGCCATTCGTATGAATCCGGTGGATTATGCTAATATGCAGCTCACAAAGAACGACAATGGTGATTATATCCGCCCATTTAAAATTGGGGATGAATTGATTACGGGACTTCGGGTTATCCAAGATCCGAACGTAAAGCTAGGATCTTTCCAGATGGGAGACTTTCGTTATCTATTTATCCGTGATTATGTTGCCCTTTCCATGAGCATTGGTTGGGAGAATGATGATTTCACCAAAAACTTGGTGACTATCTTGGGTGAAAAGAGAATGCTTGCTTATATCAAGTCTCAATATAAGACAGCATTCGTGTCTGACACATTCAAAAATGTGATTACTGCGATAACCAAAGGTGCTTAACGTGTTAAAATGTAAAATATGAAAAGAAGCAGTATTAATAAAGCAAAAAGCGACAACTCTTATAATATTGACTTGTCGGAAGTGTACAAAGTTACATTCCAAAAGGATTTCAGTGCATTTAAGTCGGGGGATGAAACCCATGTCTCCCTTCCGATTGCGATGAAATGGGTAAAGATGGGTGTAGTTTCAGAAACTTCTGAAATAACTTCTGCGGCCGATAAGGCTGGATGCTCTGACCTTTTGAAAAAAGATAAGAAGAAAGGAGAATAAACAATGATTATTGACGGCTCATATTTTACAGGATTGCTAAGTCTCGGTATAATCTGGGATATAGACGATGATTCAATCACAAGAAAAGCAGAGCGGGATAATCTCCAATCGTATATCGATTTATATGAGCGAAAGTTCCTCCGAATGGTCTTGGGGAAAAGTATGAGCCGTGAATTCATTGAATATCTTCTATCAGGCAAAAATGATGTCGATAAATGGGAAAAGTTGAAAGAAAAGCTTTCTCGTAAAGAATATAGCCCAATTGCTAATTATGTGTATTTTCACTATGTTAGGCGGTGTGGGGTAGTACAAACTCCGGTAGGGACTGTATATGCCTCTGATGATAAAAAGGCGGATCCAAATCCTCTTTTGATTTCTGCTTGGAATAATATGGTGCAGATGAATGAAGATTTGTATGATTTCCTGGAATCAGATAAGGGATATGACGGCTTTGTTTTTAACACAACTATGCTTGAACTCATAAATGGACTGGGAATATGAAATCAATAAACGACATATTCAGAGATATTGTAGATAATACTGCGAAAATATATGGCAGTAATGTTTCCTATATGTTTGGAGATTGGGAATATATTGCCGGGCAGTTAACTGAATGGAGTCAGTCGCAAGAGAGAAGCAAACTAAAGTTTCCTATTATATGCCTGTATTCTCCGTATATCGAGGATCGTACATCTAAGATCCCAAACGCCAGTCTTGAATTTATTATCATGGTAGATACTCGGAAGGAGTATCTTAATGAAGAAAGGGAAAGGGTGTCGTTCATCAATGTTCTACGACCTGTTTATGATGCTTTCATAAAAAGCATACTTTCATCTCCGGACATTGTTAATGAGTATAACGGTGTAATTCCTCATTTATATACAGAAAACTACCGATATGGAAGAAAGGGAGTGGAAGCTGACGGTAAACCATTTAGAGATTTCATCGACGCTATCGAGATAAAGAATTTGAATATTAAAATTAAAAATATTAAGTGCTATGGCAACAGAATTTAGAGAATGTGCCGGTATGGCTCAATTTAATACCGGTACTTCAAAATGTTTGCTTGATCCGGGAAAAGTAAAGGCTATTATTCTTACGATGCATGGTTATAAGCTTCCCGCAAATGCTACAGCGGAATTGCTTGAGGCGGCTTGTCATGATGACCGTCCGAATCGTATCTTCCCGATCAAGACAATTATTGAATATGCACCTTCCGGTGGGGAAGCCAACAAGGCAGCAGTCGGATATGGTCCTAACAAGATTACATCGTATTCCGCAAAGGATGATGTTTGGACAGTGGATGAATATGATGCCAGTCTGAAAGCGAATATCATGGCAGCCAAAGGTGTTGCTTTTGATGCGTACTTCGTAGATGAAAACAATGTCGTGTACGGAATGAATGACGGCACCGATATTCTTGCTGGTATTCCTCTTTCCGGTGTTTATCCGGGCGGACAAGACTGGGATTCATCCGGTACGGAGGCTAACCTTACTATTGGGACGATGTTCAAGGATTACGAAAAATACGTGAAGAACGCAGATTATCGTGTATACAAGTTCGATGTTGTGGAAGCCTTGAAAGGACTTGTGTATGTTGAACTCGTAAAACTCGACACAGGAGAAAACAATTATAAACTAAGAGAGCATTTTGGTGGTCTTGATGTTACCTCTTTCTTCGGTGCGGCATTGGCGGAAGGTGCATCTGCTTGCTTTGATGGAGAGGTGTCCGCTGTTAAATTTGAGAATGGAAATTTGGTTATCACGGCAACCGGCACTCCTTCCTTGAAGTCCCCTAAAGTTTTGCAGGAAAACGGTGTGGTTGGTATTGAACAGTGGGTATCATGAAAGTCGAGGGAATCAATTTTGTAGATGAAGAGGTACGGAAGATGAAGAAAAAGGAGTTCATTGCGAAACACAAGGTCTTTTTTTCTGACCGTACGGATTCTGAAAAAGAAAATATCCTCTCTGACATCTACGACAAGATTGTCGGTATCAGAACTCCTTCAGAGGGTATTATTTAAGTGGTTTGTTTTCAAGAGGGGAGGGCATTTGCCTTCCCTTTTCTCTTATAATTTGCGTATGGCTACAATAAAAGAAGTATTGGATAATGTGACAGCTTTTGTTAATGGGTTTGAAGGAGAGGTTCAACACACTATGGATTCGAACAAATCTCTTGTTAGGGAATTTGTGACAGAGCAGTTGTATTCAGGTGTAAATGGGAATGATAAACCATTGCGACCTACTTATTTGAACGATCCTTGGTTTGCTACTGATGAAGCCGGAAAGTGGAAGAACAATGCGAAGGGGTACGCTAAGATGAAGAAGAGAATAACAAAACCTACTCCCTCTTTCCAGGGGTATCCGGCTAGGGATATTTATACTCCCAACCTCATTATAACAGGGGAATTTTATGATTCTATACGTGTCTCTTCGTCCTCAAAGGGGTTGAAGATAGAAACAAGAGGAAGCGACATAGGACCGGATATAGAAAGGAAGTATGGAAGTGCCATATTGGGAGTAGGAGTGAAGTCCCGTGAATACTTCCTCGAATATGTGCTTAACCCGGCGCTTAAGAATTACTTTTCAAAATTTGGCGTATTATGAGTTGCTGGTGTCAAGGTAATAAACGGCTTGCTTATATAGAGAGAATGCGGGAAATCGCAAAGAAGGCGGCTAAAATGGAGAAATCGGTGTATGTCCTATTCAAAAAAGAGGATGGCAGTATTTGGTATGCAAAAGAGGGAGAAGATTACAAAGGTGTTTTCGTCGAATATATATATCCGTAATACGAAGAATAGGATAATATTCAGGGTGTGCGGTTAGAAAAATCACGGGGATTATACAAAAAACATAGGAAAAATAGAACAATAAAATACCGTCGAAAGAAAAATAAAATAATTGTTTGCCAAATAATAAAAACTTGCTATATTTGTAGTGCGATACAGCTTGGGGAAGCGCATATAAGATATTAAGTATTTCCATAGAGTTGGGAATATATAAACAGTGCCGAAAGATCCTCAAGCGTTCGGTGCTGTTTTTTTTATATTCCTGTGTGTGAAAGGACACACTACGAAAATTGTATGAATGATATTCAGATTTTCAAAAATGAGCAATTTGGCGAAGTCCGAATTGTTATGAACGAAAGTAATGAACCTTTGTTTTGTGCAAAAGATGTGGCGGTAGCATTAGGGTATTCTAATACAGCAGATGCTATTTCAAGACATTGTAAATCAGGCAAAATCGTGTTTCACGAACATGCTAATGGTGTTGGTGGTACTAATATGGTGTATATTCCAGAAAAGGATGTATATCGGCTTATAATGAGAAGCAATCTCCCTAATGCTGAACAGTTTCAAGATTGGGTGTGTGATGAGGTATTACCTTCAATACGTAAACATGGTATCTTTGCGACCTCTGACTTTATAGAAGAAGCTCTAAATAATCCTGATGCCATGATAGCAGCCCTCACGAAATTGAAGCAAGAGCGTGAACGGAGGATTGAAGCGGAAAAACAAGTAGCAGTACTAACTCATGTCAATAAGACCTATACATGTACGGAAGTTGCTAAAGAATTAGGGCTTAAATCGGCAATTGAACTCAATAACCGTTTAAAAGAACTTGGCGTACAATACAAAGTTAATCAGACATGGGTACCATACACTAAATACTCTACGCTTGGTTGGTTTGATATAAAGCAAGAGGTTGCTGACAACGGGCATATTATCTACCATAGAAAGATTACCGGAATTGGTAGACAGGGCATCATCAATCTGTTGGCAATGTAAATCATAAAGAAAGGGCAGCCCTAAAGCTACCCTTTCCTGTTGATTGGCGTCAACTAATGTGCCGGACCGAAGCCCCCTGACAAAATCTATTATAATGCTTCTATTTTGGTTTCTTCTTTTAATCCTAAGTATTCATTATCATCTTTTAGCCCTGTAAGCCCAAACGGGGTTTTGCGTTCATGCAGACATTTTTCAGTCAAATCATTAACAAGGCTGATAATATGTATAAGTGTCTCGATTGTACACTTATTGTCATCATACACATAATCATCTGCGTTGAGAATATCCTTAATCAAGTTCAGCAACCCAGATGATAAGCCGAACATACCGGCATGGTCTAAAATCTCTTTACCGAACTTTGCCAGCTCGCAAACTTGGTCTGCATTCAGACCTTCAAACTTTTCTCTAATTTCTGAAAATTCCATAGTGATATATTTTTATTAGTGTGATTCGTGTGATTCGTTTTATTTTTTGATATAGTTGTGGCTGTCCGGCATTGAAACGGACTGCTGTAAATGTGTGATGTGTGTTATACTATCCTGGCTAGCTTCCCGTCTGAAGGCTTTCCGCCAAACAGGTGGTTCAGATAAGCCAACCCCTTTTGGGTAACTAGCACTTTGGTTACGACAAACCCCGGATGGTTGTTGCGTTCGATGAACTTCTCCTTCATCTCGAAGTATCCGGCATCAATAAACCTCTGTTTGGGTTCGTTGCGGTTGGCGAAGAATACGCCCGCTTTCCTTAGCTTGTCAAACAGGGTATTCCGCCCGAATCCGAGCTTTAGGATCTTGGCGGACATTCCTATGTCTACCTTGTCGTCGGTCGCGAAAGCTGCGTCAGCAAAGGCAGCCTTTGGCTGGAGTTTGGCGTTTTGCTGTTCCAGTTGTTTCTTCTCCTGCGCTAGCCGTTGCTTTTCTTCTTCCGATGATACGAGGGCTTTCAGGGCTTCGAGGTAGGTTTGCGGAGTTTGAGGTTTGCGCTTCTCTGTTTCAAGTAGCTCCCATCTGTCGATGATTTTCTCACGGAGTACTGCGTCGTAGCCGGATGCTAGAATCAGGCAGCCTTTCTTGGTGAGTTCGAAACAGGGGAGTTCTTTATATCCTCCTCTTGGCTGTGGTTGCTTGTAGGATGACAATCCAAAATTGGATTGTGATACTCCTTGCGCTAAAAGAGAACGAATATCACGCATAATATGTGCGTGCTGTTTTCCTGTGAGTTCCGCAATTTCAAGCGAACTCATTCTATCCGTGTCGTGGATTAACGTCGCCATCAAACTACTATTATTCGTTCGATGATGATTGTCGATATTGTTGAACATAACAATAAATAAAAAAGGTATATTGTCTTTCCCGCTGTTCAACACATATCGACTATGCTGTGGTTCCATTACAGTTCCACACGGGGGTACAATATACCTCAATATTTTAAATACAAGCATAAAAAATGCCCGCATGATTAATGCAAGCTCCGCTCGCACAGTCGATTTATATATGTTGAACACCGCAAACATACGTATTTATTTTGTAACGGCAAAGAAAAAGCGGGAAATATTTGCGTAAATGTGAATTATAAGTTACCTTTGCCACATGAAAGTAAGAAACGTCATAGCATATAAGCACTATTTCATCGATTTTGTGAAGTCTCTTTCCGAAAAGATGCAGGATAAGGTGGTGAAAACAATACAATATGTCGAAACGCTTCAAATTGTCCCAGAGAAATACCTGAAGCATATTGAAGGTACAAGGGGGCTTTATGAAATCAGAGTGAAATTTTCAAGTGACATAGTACGTGTTTTTTGCTTTTTTGATGGTGAAAAAATGGTCATCCTATTGAGCGGCTTTCAGAAAAAGACGCAAAAGACGCCCCAAAAAGAGATAGACCGGGCTGTTAGGCTCATGCAAGAATACTTTAATGAAAAGGAAAAAGAAAGGAAATGATATGGAAACTTACACTCTTGAGAATATAAAGGATAAGGTTTATGGAGAAATAGGTACTCCGCGCCGGGATAAGATTGAAACCGAACTTTCCAACCTTCGTGTCGGACTTCAGATACGCAATGCCCGTGAAGCAAAAAAAATGACGCAAAGCGAGCTTGCTGGAAAGATAGGAAAGGAACGTTCTTTCATCTCTAAAGTTGAAAGGGAAGGGAGCAACCTTACTCTTTCCACGCTTTACGACATTGTAACAAAAGGGCTTGGGGGTAAATTGAATATAGAGGTACAATTTTAACCATGTTTTAGCTAAAACGGATTAAAGCAGTAGGATATTTGTAGGTTATTTTACTGCATTGTATAACATAAAAACACACAGATATGAAAAGGGTATTATTTTCGTTTATTTTATCATTTAGTTCACTTTTGATAAATGCCCAAAATGACTATATAATAGAAACTGAAAGAAATAATAAAGTTGTATCCAAAACGAAAGAAGAAGTTTTTGTTGAGGAAAACTTTAAAACCATACCGATGTGCCAATGGGACAAAAGTACAAAATTTATGTTTGAAAGAAACGTGCTAAATAAAAACGAGGCAAATTGGTTGTCTTTTATTTCTGATTTAAAATGTAAAGGAAACGTTGATCTAAAGTTTATCGCAGATAAAATATTTTATGTAAATAGAATTTACGAGAAAAAAGTATCATGCCCTAGAGGAAGATGCGTAAGAACTTATATTGAGTTTAAATTTGAAAATAATATTTTTACATATGAGTATTTAGGATCAAAAGAAGAATTGTGCGCAAACTCTGGAAATGCGGGCACTAAAGTTGATTTGGTTTATTTGGGTGATGTTGATATTGCAAGAAAAATTTTGGTGGGTAAGACGATGTACACAACAAGAAAAACAAATGCGAAAAGTTTAATCGCTGGAAGGGTAGGAAAACAATAC